CGTCAACTAAAAATTCAATTGGTTCTTCTAGTATTAATTCTAATACATCAGTTTCTTCACCGTTGATTATTTCGTTTGTTGTGTTATCATAACTTACAATTCTGCCAAGTGCATCACTGTTTATACCATTAACAACTTTACCAGGAACTAAGTCAGTGTTTAATGGCTTACCTTGCCATACACTATCAAGACCACCTTTAGATATTTTCAGTAAGTAAGGTGCACCTTCATTTAAATCAATACCTTCAAATGCTGGTAGTCCGTCAGTCATAATACTAACAATGTTTGCAACCAAACCATTTAAACGATCAATTGATGCACTCGGAGCATCAACTAAACCAACATCTTGATACTGTGTATAGTCAGTGTTTAATACTGTAGGATATATATCATTGGTAAGTACATAACTTGCTAAAAGTTCTTTCGCTTTGTTAATTGTTGCAACTGTTTGATCTAACTGTGCTGTTACTGCAAGTCTTCCACTTGAGTTACTGTAATATCTAATACCAGCATTTCTTGATAATTTATTCGCTGTTGTTCCAGAAATTGTATCTAATCTTACAGCGTTAATAATTAATCTTAAATCTCTTGCACACGTTTCTTCGTTGTATGCAAAGTTTTTCCAAATGTATTCTGGATCGCTCGGTGTAAGTGTAAGGTCGGCATTTGCAGCCGCTATCTGAGATGATACCCAAGCAATAGTTTCTGCAACAACAAAGTCTAAGTTGTTGTTTATTAATAAATTAAATTTTTCAGTTGTTGCGCCGTAATCTGCTTTTAGTGCTGCATCAAAATCAGCTGATAAAACTTTTGAATTTTGAAGATTATTTTCATTAGATCCATACTGGATAGTTTGCATATATGGACCAGGTTCAACTTTACTTGCAATAACAATTTCTTCTGCTTTACGTGCAGCCGCATTAACTGTGCGGTATGCATATGCTAGTGAACGTCCTTCTTTACCTGGAGGAGTACTTGCTTGTGTGTCGTCACCTGATGTGCTAACAAATATATTAATATTTGATGCAAAACTTGTGTTGTCTACATAAAATTTAGTAGCAGCTTGTAAATCTTCTAAACCATTTGGAGTACCAACGCCTGCAAGCTCACCTGGATGATCGTGCAAATATAGTGCGCCTTCCATTTCGTCACCTTGACGACGAACTGCACTTTCTCTCGGAATTGCTTCATTGGCTAAGAATGTGCCTGGCAATAGATCTGGTTGATAATAAAAGTCTGCGAGTGTTTGTGTTCCAGTACCGCCAGCTGCTGTTATTGCGCCAGTACCAGCTTTGGCATCAGCTTCTGTAGGATGTAAACTTAGTGTTGTACTGTCAACAATTCTTATAAAAAATTTGCTATCTGGAAAATCATTAACGTCATTTAATGTTCTACTTGGTGTTACACTAGTATCTACTGCACTAGTTCCAGTTGTAGCATATGTAAATGGAGCACCGTTTCCTGATGTATCTAGACCGTGTCCTTGGCCTGATACAAGAACTCCGTCTTGGTATCTATCGTTGATAACTATTCTACCAGAAGCATCAAAATTAGCAATAGTATAAGAATAATCTTCTATATTTACTTCGTCTTCTGTACGAACACGTAATTGAGAACCTGTACCTGATCCTGTAGATTTTAAATAAGTTTGGTCAGCAAACCCTTTGTCAATAAGAACATCATCTTCAGTAAACCCGTCATCAGTAGCCAAAGCGGCCCACTGCGAAGGATTAGCAGTATTATAAGCAATTTTTCCGCCTAAGTTTAAGTTTGCTCCGAGTGTTGGGTTTGGATCACTTGAAAGAGAACTTTTTACAGATTTAACAACAATTACTGGACGTCCGTCATTATCTACTCTACTAACATCAAATTCAATACTGTCATCAATAGCTGGATTAACAAAACTATCACTAACAAGTCTAAAAAATTCTAATTCACTACCTTGTGTGTCATTATTAATACCTGCTAATACCGGAGCTGAGTTTGTACTTGGAAAGTTTTCAAAACTGTCAATTGCAATACCACTTAAATCAGTAAGTCCAATCTGTCCGCCTTCGCCAATTACAGCATATAGTTCGTTAAAGTTTTCATTTGTTTTACGAAACGACTCGCGTATACTATCTCCTGTACCGTCGTTACCTTCTACACCAATGTTAATATCTTGTTTTGCCATTTATATACACTCCAAATAAGGCTTATTTTATCTCTGTAATTAGATCGTTTTCAGCTTCTGCAACTTTGTCCATATCAATATTGATACTTACTCCGCATCCGCAACTACTTTTAGACATAGGATTGTCAATTTCAAACTGTGATCCGATAATGGAAGTTTTATAATCGATTGTAGAACCCATTATATAGAGTAAACTCATTGGTTCTACAGCAAAATTACCTGCTCCTGCTTCAACTATTGTTGAGTTTTTGTCTAACTCTTCGGCTGTTTTAACAACGTCCCAGTCATATTCAAACCCTGCACAACCGCCACCTTTCATCCCTAACGTAACAGCATAGACCTCGTTAGTGGTACATAAAGTTTCAATTTGTGTTTTTGCAGCTTGAGTAAGTTCGATCATAGTCAACTCCTTTGTATTATTTATCGTATGTTTTTATAAACTTAATGTAAATACTTATATGTTCATAAGAGAATATTCATTAAAGACGATGCACACACGTTGTAGTAAAATCGGCAAGGAACACACATACCACCGTGAGTCTACAGTAGTTGTAATGCGTTGTGATAATTGTAATACTGAGTTTGAACGTTCTAGAAGTAAAATGGATCCTAAACGTATATCAAATAACTACTTTCACGTATGTAAGAACTGCGATAGTAAGAAATTTGCACAAAAGATAGGTGTTACCAAAAAGCAGATATGGGATATGCCTGCTTCTAGTAACTTAGATATTAGTAAACTTTAGTCTTCTCTTTTGTAGATAGTCCAGGCGCCGTATGCAATAGCACCATATGCTACAATACTTGCGATTGGTTTAAAGATTAAAAACGCAATTCCTGCGCCGATTAGCACTGCACCGTCTAGTGAAGTTCTTTCGCTAAGTCTATCCATAATAAATTTTTTCATATTATACTCCTTTTATTTCTTTAGGCCATCGCTAGTAATATTAGCAACAGTTTTCATTGAACGAGGGGCTGCTTTAAATGATGTATCTGGCTTCAAAAGACTTTTTGCTGAGATAGCACGTTGTTTATCAGCTCTTAATCCTGTTACTTTATCTAATTTTAAACTACCTGAGAATACCGGTGTTGTTAAATTTCTAGCCATTTTTATCTCCTATGTTATATGTATTTATTAAATAATTGTTCCTATAGGAGAAAAAATATGTTAAATTGGTTTAAACGTATTTTAGGCTATGGTTCAGTTCCAGAAGTTATTGAAACAGTATTGGCACCGGAAGCAAAGTCTAAAACACAAACTAAGAAGAAAGCAACAACTAAGAAAGCTTCAACTAAGAAGAAAACAACAGGTAGTTGCGATTTTGATAAATTGAATAAAGCTCAGCTTTTAAAAGAAGCTAAGAAGCGTGGTGTTAAAGCCAATGCAAGTCTTACTAAAGCAGAAATTTTAAGTAGAGTTAAGAGCGCGAAATAACGTTCTTTAACTGTTCAATTGCAGATTCACAGCGAGTCAGCTTACGCTCTAATGCAGTAATAGCGGCTCGCTGTTTTCTTGACTGCTCTTCCAAACTAGTTACATACTGAAGTGACGGTACTTCTTGTTGCGTACCATCTTCACCGAGCATAGTAAAACGATCAACACCTTGTGCTTTTAGTCCGCCTGTAACTCTGTTAGGATTCTTATCCGATGCAGGTGCTGTGTTCTTGGACTGACGTCCGTACATTTTGTTCAAATAGCTCATAGTGTTCTAACTCCTCTTTGTATTTATATAGGTCAATACTTGCTAGGTTCTTGCACTTGCTCTCGCACATAATATCAGCGTAGTCTAAGAAGCTTAATGCCCAGTCGTTAACAAGTTGATTGGGATAGTAGTCACTGTGCGCTCGTAGTTTTGCTTTTTTGTAACCGTCTTCTAATAGTTGTGCCATATCGGGCATAGTATCGTGCGCAAAGCCTTCGGGTAAGTGTTCGTTGCGACTGTATGAATAATGTATGACCGGACGTACACCTCGCCAGCTATCTATTACGCGATCAAATCTATCGTCGGTGGGCAATATATATTCACCTTCGCGGCACCAGTGATGGTGTATGTCAAGTACGAGTGCGCAGGTGTCAACAAGTTCGAGGCTGTGTTCAAGCCCCCATTTGTTCTCGTCGTTCTCAATCGTAATTGTGTTTCTCGCTTCTTGAGAAAGTCTGTTGTTGACAACGTGTTTGATACCGGCTGGACCTTGTCTACCGGATATGTGTACATTGCATTTGAAGTCCTGGAAGGTCTGTCCATAGCCCATCCAGCGGATGACATCGGTGTGATATTCAAATTCTTCTATACTCCGTTCTACTATTTCTTCACTATCTGAAGCAAGGACTGTAAATTGACCTGGGTGCATCGAGAGTCGAACATTGAGCTCTCTTGCTTTTTCGCCGACTTTTGCAAATTCTTTTTGCGCATATGCAACCACATCAGGCTTGCGCCAAAAATAACTCCACTGATGCTGGGTATAAACAGGAAGTACATCACTACCCAATCGGACCATTCTAAGTTCATTTGGCAATCCCCCTACGTAACTGATGAGATTATAGTACGACTTAATATTGTGTACCATAATATCCCACAAGCGTTCTTCAGCAACTTCACGTGTTTGTCTATTGAGCCACTGTACTGTTGTGCTACGAGTATTTAGTGGACGTTGAATTTCTTCAAGCAGTTTTTTCTTCTGTGTTTGGTCTGGGTGCATATACTTGCAAGCAAAGCCAATACGTTGTTGTGTTTGTTTCAAGTAGTCACCTGCTGTTGTAAATTTTAAATCCATCATTTGTAGTTGCCTGTTGTCGTAATTGTCTGTACAGTATAACACGTTTACATATGTTTGTCAATGCCAATTGTCAACTACCCATTTGTCTTCAATCATTTCTGGATTAGGATCTCCGTGGAATACACAAACACAACATTCGACACGAGGCTTAGATGTATGATCAACATTTTTGAATGTTCTTTTGCCTCTAAGTCCCCCTGGCTTGAATATTTTGTCTTTTCTAACCTCCCACTTCCAGCTTTGTACCCAGCTATCGGGATATAACATTGCTTGAGTTTTTCTAGTTGCTTCCCATAACCAGTCTTGATCTCCGTGGAGCCTTTTTTCGATCTCGTTTTTATCCTTTAGATAATTAGTCCATACGTGATCTAATTGGCCAACTTTAAATCTTACAATACTGCTGTTATACCTTTGCCATTTAGGTCGCATTACACGAGTGAAATCACGAATAGTACACCATTGGTTAGGTTGCCAAGTAATTAGTTTATCTATGTTGTCGGCTATAACAACGTCAAGATCCATATAAAGAACTGTACCTTTTAGCGGCAAGTCTTTTGAAAACATATAAGGCTTGCACCACCATCCGGACATACCACCTGGTAAGGGCAATATTTTTACATTTTGATTTATTCCTTTAGGGTCGTCTGTTAAACATACAAATTCATAATCTAGTGTACAATTACGGCTAACCATATTATACAAACGATTAACATATTCAGCAGAATATTTTGTGCCGTGTTTTAGACACAAAATATAAGTTTTATCTTTAATTAAAGGATTGTCACTATAAGATTCTTCTGAGCTTTTTTGCTTTTGACTTAGCTTGGCAAGTTTGCTTAGAGATTTTTCAATCCTACGTTGTTCCTTTATAGCCTTCCACTGTTCTTTAGTGTATTGACTTTTATCAATCTTGGCCAAACTATGCCTCGTATATTGCTGAGTTTGCTCCGTGTTCTGCACATTCTGCTCTTACGCAATAACAACGATTGTCTGTTGCTTCACGTATAAGTTTGTCTGCAAAGTTAAATGCGTGTTCTGCAAATTTCTCTGCACCAACACCATCAAAGATACGTAGCTCTGCTAAACCTTTTGCTTCAAGATCTTTTAGTGTATCCATATGTGGATCTGCTTTGTCTACTGCTACTTTATGATCAAAGCTATCTTCTAACC